TGTCCAAGCACCAAGACGCAAGATCATTAAACTATATGACGGTGACAAAGGGCGTGAACTCTTGGAAAATGGTTTTGATTATCCTAGTTCATTAGAATTTTCACCGTTGCAATATTCTTTATTACTAGATTTCTTGACCGTGAAAAAATAGCCACGGTTCACGATCATAGATCATTTAAAATATCAATGCGACCAAATGTCGCACCCCCCTTCGGGGGGCTAGTGGTGGTATGTCCATGATCCAAGGACCTACTACATATAGTACTGCGACAATATGTCGCACCCCCTTCGGGGGTCTATGGGTAGTGGCTTCGCCACCGTGAACCTACTACATCTAGTCGCCCCCTTCGGGGGCACTACATCTTGTGGCCCCCTCCGGGGTCCATGTACCATATATAGTGGCTGTGGATAACTCGCCCCCCTTCGGGGGGTACTATATCTAGTATGCGTGGACCTTGGACAAATACCATATATAGTATGTCAAAGTGTCGCACCCCCTTCGGGGGCCCCCTAAATAGTATATTGGGACTCCTACACAGACGCGTGTAACACTGTTCCAGACACACCCCCACCCCTAAATCTGTACGAATGAAAATATTGATTATCCCATAAAAATATTATATAAAATTTTTCATAATGGTTTCTCAAACTGAAGTTCAACTTCAAGAACAACTAATCACCGAACATTTAAAAAAGCTAGATTCTGCTGAAAAAAGTTTCATACCTTTTGTCAGACATGTTTGGCCAGACTTTGTCTCTGGTTATCATCACAAAAAAATTGCAAAAAAATTTGAGGACATACGAGATGGTAAAATCAAGCGTTTGATTGTAAACATGCCACCTAGACATACAAAGTCAGAGTTTGCTTCTTTCTTGTTTCCTTCTTGGTTGGTGGGCAATAAACCTACACTCAAGATAATTCAAACAACACACAATACAGAACTTGCTGTGAGATTCGGACGTAAGATGAAGAACCTTATTGACAGTCAAGTCTATCAACAAGTCTTCAATGAAGTCGCGATATCCGCGGACAGTAAAGCAGCGGGCCGTTGGGAAACAAACAAAGGCGGCGAGTACTTTGCAGCGGGCGTTGGTTCAAGTATCACGGGCCGTGGTGCAGACTTACTGATCATTGATGATCCACACTCAGAGCAAGACGCTCTATCCGAGACAGCATTTGATAATGCCTACGAATGGTACACCTCTGGACCTAGACAACGTCTACAGCCGGGTGGTGCTATCGTTATTGTTATGACACGTTGGTCCGTGAAAGATTTGACAGGCAGATTGATTGACGCACAAGCAAAAGAACCCAAGGCAGACCAGTGGGAGCTTATTGAGTTCCCGGCTATATTACCAAGCAATAAACCTATTTGGCCAGAGTACTGGGACATTGATTCGTTGACCGCGACCAAGGCTTCACTAACAGAGCAAAAATGGCAGGCACAGTGGCAGCAAAATCCTACCGCCGAGGAAGGTTCTATACTCAAGCGTGAATGGTGGCAAATATGGGAAGAAGATGAAGTGCCAGACTTGATTCATGTCATACAAAGTTATGACACAGCCTTCAGTAAAAAAGAAACAGCCGACTACAGCGCGATAACCACATGGGGTGTATTTAGTCACCCGAGTAAGGGAAATCCTCAAATAATACTTTTAGATGCAGAAAAAGGAAGATGGGAGTTTACAGAGCTTAAAAAAATTGCTATGGATAAGTATAAATACTGGGAACCGGAAACAGTTATCGTAGAAGCAAAAGCTTCTGGACTTCCGTTGACAGATGAGTTAAGATCAGCAGGTATACCTGTTGTAAACTTTACACCAAGTCGAGGGAACGATAAACATGTTCGAGTGAATTCAGTAGCTCCAATGTTTGAGTCGGGCCAAGTATGGTGTCCGGACGAACGATGGGCACAGGACGTTATAGAGGAGTGTGCAGCTTTTCCATTTGGCGATCATGACGATTATGTTGACTCAACAACACAAGCGCTCATGCGATACCGTCAAGGCAACTTTGTAAAACTTCCCGATGACTACTACGACGAACCACGGATCACGGAACCAAGGGAGTATTATTAATGGTAGACGAAGCACAAAAACAAAAAACTAAATTTAAGAGCAAAAAACAATTTAAAGGTAGTTCTGATGATAAAAGTTATGGACCCGATAAATCTGAATCTAAAAGAAAAAGAAGAAGAATTTATTTAGATTTAGATGAGTCTATGGCAAAAGGAAGAAAATTTCTTGATAAAGAAACTGATAAAAAAGGCAATCTTTCACAAAGAGCTAAAAATTTACAAGAAGCCATTATAGCAGCAAGAAAAACTGGAGAAATATCTAAGCTTGGAGTTGAAGACATTGCAGATAAATTAAAAACTTTAGCCAAAGGTGGCATGGTTAAAAAATATAAAAAAGGTGGATCAGTTAAAAAGAAAAATAAAATGATTACCACTAGAGGTTTTGGAGCATCAAGAAAAACATAATGAGTTACCAGTCGGCCGAAAACGCACACACCTCTGACTGGGTTAGTCGCATGGCGGTGAAAGCCGCCATTGCGATGGAAAAATAAAATGGCAGATACAAAAATGGCACAAGGAGCAGTAGGCGCTAAGATGATAGAGATGTTAGATGTTCCTTCATTTGCTAAAGGGCTAACGCCACAGATGTTAATTGATTTAGCAAAAGATAAAAAAATAATTACCAAAGAACAACAAGCAGATTTTAAAAATAGAGTAGGTAAAGATAGAACAGCACTAGCAGAGTTTAATGAAATAGTAACAAAAGCTGATCAACCAAATCTTACATACAAAGGACAATCACCCGTGCAAATAGAAATGCTAAGAGCAAAAAGTTTGATGCCTGCAACAGCGATAAATAAAACACAAAGAGTAACTTTGTTAAAAGATACACATACTCTTTTAAATGAAGCAGCTTCCATGGACGCACCAAAAGAGATAAAAGAAAAAACGTTTCTTGAAGGCATGAGAAAAAAATTTGGCGACTTTGCCGACAACCCTATTGTAAGAAAAATTGCTAGTAGAGCTTTGATGTTATTAAATGCTATTCCTACTTCTCTTGATTTCATACCTATGGATCTTTTAGAAGAAGGTATGAACATGATGGATGCAAAACCAGAGAGGGCAGCAAAAGGTGGCATGATGAACATTAATGATATAACAAGGCCTGTTAATTATGAGTAGAACAGAAAGACCAGAACAAGTTCAAGCTCCGGCTTTACGTAGTATTCTTAGAATGATTGATATGGCAATTGAAAATGGTAGTCTTGATCCACAAGATAGAGATGAAGTAATTCAAATGTTTATTTCTGGGCCAACAACAGTTGTTGATAGTAAAGCAGGTGGTGGTATGATGAACATAAATGAAATGATTAGACCTATTGGCATGGCAGCCGGTGGACCTATTCCTCCAGAACCAGAAAAAACTGGAATGATAGAAAAAATAAAAGAATTATTTAAATATGAAAACAAAAGTGGGACTGGATCACTTTTAATGGATTTTATAAGTAATCAAGGTATGTTTGCTCCTTCTGGAAAAAAATTTGATACTTCAGATTCTCCAATGATTAAATCTGAATCTAAAATGCATCCACTTGTAGTGTTTAAAGAGATGTATGATCAATACAGAATTGATGGTGGAGAAATGTCATTTAAAGAATTTTTTGATATGATTCAAACAAACTTAAATAACGAAGCGAGTACTTAATGGCTATAGAAAAAGTAAACGAACAAATTGATCTAGAGATAGCTCCAGATTCAGCACAAGAAATATCTACACCAATGATGAAAGGTGATGCGATGATGTTGGAAGATGGTTCAGCAATCGTAAACCCTGTAGAAGATACCTCACCAGAAGGGGCATTCAATGCCAATCTTGCAGACCTTATACCCGAAGATGAATTAGAATCATTAGCTGGTGGTCTTATATCTGATTACGAATATGATAAAGATGCAAGAAGCGATTGGTTAAAAACATATACGGACGGATTAGACTTACTAGGATTTAAATACGAAGACAGATCAAAACCATTTGCTGGTGCAACAGGTGTTACACACCCGTTACTAGCAGAGACAGTTACACAGTTTCAAGCGCAAGCTTATAAAGAGTTACTCCCTCCCGAAGGTCCTATCCGCACACAAATAGTGGGTGAGATTAATCCAGAGATTGAACAACAATCACAACGTGTGAAAGAGTTCATGAACTATCAAATTAGTTATGAGATGGAAGAGTATGATCAAGAACTTGATCAAATGCTTTTTCATTTACCACTAGCGGGTAGTGCCTTTAAAAAAGTTTA